CAGTTCCTCCGGTAGTCGTATAGTTCGTTCCAGCTCCTCCAGTAACTGAGTTACCTGTTCCTGTTCCTGCTCCTGTTCCTGTTCCCCCAGCATACGGCAGCATGTATGGGTTATAGCCCCCAGTGCCGTAAGAACCGTACTGCGGAGGTTCGCCAACGCCTGAGTACCCAACGCCACCGGCCAACGGTCCAAGGCTCCCGAGGAAGTTACCGTACTGTCCGAATACTTGACCGGGTAAGTTATACTGACCAACAAAGTTTTGATAATCGAGGTCGAGTCCTGCTTGACCCATTCCTCGTTGTAAACCACCGATACCCATCATTAAGTTAACGTCTTCACGAGCCATTCCGGGTATTTGAGAACCAAGACCGCCATAAGTTTGTCCAGCAGCCCCGTACTGTCCAGCCATTTGTCCAGCTAACCCAGCGATACCTTGACCAGTTTGATAACGAGCTTGTTGTTGACGACCAAATTCATTCGCAGCTCTATCTTGTGCTTGTTGATAACCTTGGGAACGTACCCCGGCTAACGCACTAACAGCTTGATCTGTCATAGATTTTTGTAATTCTTCTTGAGAAATACGACCTCGAGAACCACCGAAAGCTCCTTGGCTTACTTGGTTTGCAGCCAACCCTTGCGATTGTAGTGCAGTGCTTTTAGAAAGGTCTTCTAGTATTTTATCAGTTACCGCATCGGTATACGGATCTTCGTAATCTGTATAAGAACTAGGGTCAAACTGAGCTTGTCCGGTTTCACGGAACATTCTAGCCGCTTCTTCGGCTCCTTGCTGGGTGACGTTTATACCCTGTTCAGTTAACTCACGTTGTCTATCAAAATAAGGCTGATACTGACCAACAGCTTGATCAGCTAAATCCATAGCATATTCTTCACGGGGTGCAAATCCAGCAATTCGCTCACCTGTATAGGTGTAGGGGCTACTATCTGCTCCTCCCATATTTTCTAGCTGATCTGTGTAATAGCTTTGCAGCATCGGAAAGAATCCCGGTGCTCCGCTAGTACCGTAAAGCATGTTTAGTATCCCTTCTGCGGGATACTGATAGCTATATGTAGATTCTTGTTCTGCCATGATCTTATCCGAAGTTTATTCTATCTAATGCAGCGATCCCTTTAGAGTGGTCGCCGTTCCCTAACCGCGTTACTGCGTCTGCCGATACAACATACTCATCATCACTCGCCCAAATCGGTACGAGGTCTTCTTTAGGCCCTCCGGGACCGGTTATTTCCCCTCCCCCTAGGTATAGGTCGCGCCCTAAAAGCGATCCTCCGTCCTTAAAACCGCTCCCCGAGATCGGGTTAACGTTAATCCCGGTAGGTTGTGCGGATTTCCTACGGTTACTAGACGTGGCGTATTGAGTTGGTTCAAATTTATAGGCGTTTTGAACACCCATATTCACACCCATCTTTAAAATTTGAGGCAAAGAAGCTTTTAGAGCTTCGGACAAACCCTTACTAATTTTAGAACCCATTGTAGGTTCTTCTGTTTCTTCTGCAACAGTAACCGTTGTCGAAGACGGGGTTCCAGTACTTATCTGGCTGTTTACAGCTTCCGGTACATTAGCTATCGCCGCTTCTGCTTCGTCAACCGAAGATCCTTCTGATGAGTCAAACACACCCTCAAGCATTTGGTAAGTTTTAGGGTTTAATGCCTGAGAAAAATCTCTAAATAAACTTTCGCCATCTGCTGCATTTGGATCAATGTTTTTAACATAGTCGTAAATACCTGAGAAAAACCCACCGCCCTCTTGTCTATATTCAGGCTGTTGATCCATTAGTGAATCAACCGAGGCCCGATAAGCCTCGTTTCGAGCTTCACGATCAGCTGCCCCACTAACCCCGACGCTAGAAGCAGGTCTACCGTATTTAGAAGTGATCAACTGAGAGATGTTTGGTCTATTAATCATTTAGCATTTCCATCGCTTTCGAGCTTGTCTAAGTCTAGAGTTTGGATCTTTAGCAGCTTTAGGGAACTTTTTCATCTGTCCCGCTGATCTAGCGCAATACGACTTCTTGCGAGCAGCACGTTTACCTGTAGGGTTCTTTTCAGTAACGGCTGTCTTTAGTTTACTACCGGGATTCTTTTTTCGATACTCCTTGACGCCTTTTTCAGTCATCCCCGCGCCTTTCTTCGTGGGACGATAATTAGCGCCTTTTCCCTTTGTAGTCCGTTTAATCGGTTTTTCAGCTGTTCTAGGCATTAGCCTACCTCTACCGTAAGTGAGCCATTAGTGATTACTTGCACTGTTCCTACCTGACCTTCAGCTTGTAATCCTTTATTAGGTTCTGGAGTAGTTATATCAACCCATTTATAACCATCCCACATTTGTAATACACTTTCCGTTAAATTCCAAATCACATCTCCCGCCGTAAATTGAAACAAATCTCTATTCGGTGATGTAAATGCCGGAGTGTTAACCGGGTTAAATGCGTTTAAATTAATCTCTAATAATCGAATCGCCTTGTTGTAGACGGAAGTAGGAACGGAAGGCCCGACGTAAGCATAAGGCAACCGTCCTTGTAACAACCGTCCAATTGTCATTACCGCTTACCATTTGCTAATAAATCAAGTCTAGTTGCACCAACCCTAAACGCCAACCCTAATTGCTCGTCAGTTGTGCCATCATCATCTGATTCAAATCTAACCACTGCTTGCCTACCTCTAGCTCTCATATCAATCTTAGTGGTAGAACCATCGAAAGACGTAGTTTGATCAGAAGTTAAACTTTGACCGGGATAGTTTCTTGTTTTTAACACAACGTTCAGTTTAGGGGTTGTCGTAGTAGAATTTTGAAACTTAATATCGGGTATAAACTTTCTAATAAATTGAAAATCGTTACCGTCTCCTAAGTCGAAGTCCCCAGACTGTATAAAAACATTCTGCATAGGGGAACCGTCTGCGTCTGTGCCAACTTCATGATTATACAAGTAAGCTGTCCCGCTGCTTTTACCAGCAGCAATAGGGTTGTCAAAAATACCTTCATCCATCCACGCAGTACGAGAAAGTTCACCTATCGCCCACGTTTGATCAATATAGTTATAAGTAACATATCGATCTATAACAGTCTCTGTACCACTACAATAAAACCAGCCTACTTCGTTAAATTCTTTGTTTAAAGTGGCGAAACATTGATAGGCTTGGAATTCGTTTAAATCGTTAAAAACATAGTCGTGCACTAAACACGGAACGGCTTGTACTCCTCCCGAGTAATTGTAAAAACCTTTACGATCCATCCAAAAAACACCCGCAGGGGTGTTGATTGCTGCATTAGGACCAATAAGGCTAACACCTTCGTTAATTAAGTTTAGGCCGAAAGTTAAGGGGGGTCCAATAAACTGTAAGCTGTATAAGGCTGCATCTGTCCAAACTAACGTTTCTTGCCTTGCTCGCAAACCTCCGATAATTTCAGAACCGGCTGAACAACGTAAAGACCCGGCGGTGTTTGTAGCCGTAGGTTCCCAATCAAGAATATTTTCTTGGTCAGAAAACGCAATTAATAATGGATCGATAACAGAAGTTCTACCCGTATCAGAAATAGGGTCAGCACCTAGGACGATAACATGTCGATCAACGTCAGAAACTAAAACTTGAAGCCCAACGGTCGGAGCAAGGTTTGATCCGGATAAAGAACTTATAGCTACAGCTGGGTTATTTAAAGTGGTTGTTTTATCCCAGTAATAAATACCCCCGGCCCTAGGACAAGCAACTAAATCTTCACCAAAGTTATCTAAGGACCAAAGTCTTAACTGATTAGAAGCTGAAAGCGCACTAGTAGATCCCCACGTTCCACTGCTCCATGCTCCTGATCCCCAACCAGAACCAGCTACGAAAACGTCGAGGCCGACGTTTATTTGAAATACAGCAACAGTAGCACCACCCCCGTTACCAGAGTCGCTCGCATTTGCTGTAACTGTATCTCCGTTAGTATCTTTCGCAGTAATTACAAAGGTGTTAGTTGTTGGTACTTGAGCGATTTGATATTCTTGGTTAAGTACTGCTGCGGTAATGTTTCCACCTAAAGTTGCAGCATCAGAAAAAGTAACAAAATCTCCTGCATTTGCTCCGTGGCTAGATACGGTAACGGTAATAGAAGAGGAGCCGTTAGTGGCTGCAAACGTTGCGCCGCCCGCCGCCGTAGTCTTACGGATAGGAGTAATGTCGTTATAGTTTGCGCCTTCTTGGATATATAGTTTGTAAGTAGTTCCTAACGCCAACAGTTTAGTGCCGTCTAAATTTACCCAAGGGTGTAAAGCTCGACCGCTTCCTAAATACGACTGCGTTAGATATTTTTCCCAACCGCCAATCTTTTCAGCAAATCCCATACGAAAGCGAACAAGATTACCGTCGAACCAACCTCCTTCAGCAGTTAGACTAGTTCCTTCTTTATTTATTCCCGGCCTAAACAGAAATTGTTGTAGCGCCATAACTACCTCTTCTGATATTCTCCAGAACTAATCATCTGGCAAACTTCTAACGATCGATCACCTACTTGTTCTGCCCAGCGACTACGGTAAAACTCCTGACCAGCTTCTTCGTAGTTACCATTAGCCATATGCCCCAAGGCTTTAACAAACTTACGCAATTTGGTTTGACCAATATTAAACGACAGGTCTATTAAGGCTTCTTGACGAACACTATCTAGTTTTGAAAACCATTCGTATTCGACCATTAACTCTTCACGACACCGCTTTATGTCGTTACTTAGCAAATAATCTATTTCGTCCTCAGAAAGGCCAAGCCCGGATTCTGATATATTTCTACCAACACCAAT